TAGCCGATAAAGTACGAATACTATCTTGAGCTAGAAATACAACATCACCACCTAATTCTTGTACTGTATCCCCGTTTATACATCCTATGTTTTCAGTAATAGGTTGCAGTTGAAAATCAGCAAAGCTAGATCCAACGAGTCTAAATATTTTATTTTCACAAAATACTATAAGCTGATCTCTAAATACTTCAAGAGATGTTATGTCACTTCCTACGCTTATTATACCACCACCACTTGCAGGTGTATAGTCTGTAGCAGAATAAGGTGCAGAAAAAATTAATTTATCATCGTTACCTAAAAATACTATATTTTTAAATACTGTCACGTGAGATGAACCCGATAAGTCATTTGGTGTAGATAATTTACTCAATGACCCTGCAGTTGCTCCCGTAAGAACACACGGATATCCACCTCCATCAACTATAATTAAATCTTCGTCACCATCAAAATTAAAAGTAGCAAATCTTACACGAGATATGCTACCTGTAAGTTGAGTACTTGTTGATAAATCTGTGTGTGATCCTGTCGCTGCTAACAGGTACAATCTCGGATTTCCAGAATCTTGTGATCGTGCAGTTATTGTGCTACCCCTAAATCTACCAAGACCTAGTATTGCACTGTTAGATGTTCCTGTAACAGCATTGGGATTAAATTTGGTAAATCCTTCTATACGCCTGTAGCCACCTTCAATAGACGGTTCAAAGTTTGTTAACGTTCGTGCTGATCCGGGAGCAAGAGAACCGTGCTGTAATGGAGAAAGATTTGTAATCAAACCTCCTTTAAATTCTAATGGATATGTTTGCCAACGATCAGGCATATTATGTTGCTCTTATATATACGTTTTCGTTTACAAGAAGTTTTCTCATATTCTTCATTCCTTCTTCAAACTTTTTAAATGTTATTTGTCCAAGTTCCATGTTGTCTCTGAACATGTAAGCGTGGTACATAGCACCATCAGTTATTACAAACTTAAATCTTTCAGGTATGGTTGGTGCGTCTGTTGATAAGTTTAAATCAACAGGAAAGTTAAAATACTCATATGTTATATTATACGATTTATCTGGCATTGGCACAACCCCAAAAGAGTTATCAAGTGTTTTAAATACTCGTATAGGGGATGATCCTAGAGTTATGTCAGTTTCGTTTTCTTGATCTATGAATGTGTCTACATATTCGTTGTA